CGCGTGGTCAGCGTGTCCGGGTACTTGTAGATTTCGTTGTCGATCGTGAAGGTCATCTGGTGGAAAAGCTCGGCCAGCGGGACCCTCTCGCCCGTCTCTTCGTCGGTCCGCGACACACCGGTCAGATTCCCAGGCGTCAGGACCTTGTTCTTCATGGCGGTCCCGTCGATGTAGTCGGCGTCGTACAGCATGGTGCCGTAGGCCACGCGGTCCATGTAGGCATCGATCTTGTTGACCGCGCCGGTTACCCGCTCCTGCACGTCAAGAACGACTTTGCCCGCGGCGAACGGGTAAGAGCCGATGCCCTTGACCGTCCCGCACCAGGTCCAGCGGTCCTCCTTGGCCTCCGGACGGCACTCGAGGTAGGTCTCGTCTCCGCACACGACCAGCTTGCAGCCTTTGGGGTAGCGTTTCCGGAGTTCCTTGCAGAGGTCCTGGTCCTCAAGCTCCGCAAAGGCGACGGGATCAATCCAGCAACGGGAGAAGCTGATCTGGTCCTGCGTCGTGATGGCCCGGTTGTTCGATCCCGGCGTGGTCATCAACTGCTGGCCGGTCCTCGCCATGTCACCGTCAGAGCTTCCGTCCGAGGTCATTGAGGCGTTGATCTTGGCGTAGTCGTCCGGATAGGCAGAGCGGATTTTGGCCGCCGAGGTCGGGATGGTGTAGTCGAGGATTTCGGTTTCCCTAATCGGGTCCTCGAGGCAATCGGGATTGATGTCGACCTGGAGCCCGTTCAGGATGGTGTAGGCCGTCATCCCGTTGGCGACTTCGATTTCTCCGATCTTGACAGGCAAGTCCAGTTCAGGACCCTCAAACCAGTGGCCCTGGAGGTTCGCTCCGCAATTCGGACACTGCGGATGCCCCTGGAAGGCCATCGCGGCCGTCTCTTCGGTTTCCTTCCCGCACTGAGGGCAGATGTATCCGTCCGGCTTGATCTTGGTCGGCTTCATGCCGTACTGGGGCTGTGGTGAGGTCCCGCTGCGCTTCTCGTCGATGACGTACCGCGTGTAGCAGAAATAGGACCCGGTGAGCCACAGATAGAGCAACTGGACCTGCTGGAGGCTCATGATCTTGTTCGAGCGCTCGATGTAGGCCTGGATCGTTGATCCCTTGCGCGCGATCGTGAGGTCCTGATCGTCCTGCGCGTCGGCTGGTTGGTACCGGACTTTCCCGAGGTCGACCATCAGGGCCGCAATGAAGATCATTGCGAAAGCCTGGTAGATGTTGTCGTTGTGCGCGTATAGCTGCGGGTCATCCCCCTGGCCGAGGAATCCCGTCATCAGTTGGTTGATCGTGTCGAGAGCGGCGGACTGGTCGTTCAGGAGAGCGTAGGTATTCCCGCGGAGCGCTTCAAAGGCGCGCATGGCCTCGGAGATGAATCGCATCCGCTTCGGCTGGTAACGGAGTTTGAAAGTCTTGCGGAGCTCGAGCAGGGCCGCTTTGACACGGTCGTCCAGTTGCTGCGCGGCCTCGTCCTGCTCAGACGTGCCCTTTTTCGGGGAATCGTAAGTGGGGTCGTCTCCCGTCGACTGTGGCGCGGCGCCGCCCTGGGTGAAGTTCTGGATGCTGCTCTGGTCCGGCGGGGCTTGGGCTGCGGCTGCCATCTAGCTTATGTACCTCTCTCAGCGGCTGCGATCAGTTCAAGTATTTCCTTGGGCACATCTTTCGGCGCTTCGGGAGGTGACACCACAATGTCTCCAGACGCCTTGACGGTCACGGTCCCGACGCTGCCGGTTTTGTCGGACTCTATATCCCGCTTCCGGCGCCGATGCTGACACTGCATGCGGACCTGAGCGTACCAGCGGCCTAGCTCAATTGGACTGGGCCTTCTCTCGAACTCCTGTATCGCCAGAGCAGCCATCTGGGCCGCGTCATTCTCGTCCAGCGTGGCGTAGTCGATTTCCTTGAGAGGTTTGGGCTTGCGTTCCCTGACTTCCTGTTTTTCGACCTGACTTGAGGGAACAACGGGCGCCGGCATCTCGACCATGACATTGATCGGCTCAGAGAGGCGCGAATTGAGAATGGCGATTTGCGACTGGAGAGAAAGAATCACTTCATCCTTGGCGTGGATGACGTCGTCGTGATGCTCGCGGGAGATGAAAGGGAACCATTTCAAGCTACCAACCCCATCCGAAACGCTGCCCACCATGTATCCCCTACCCCGGCCTCGTACCACTTGCCCTTGAGCCTCACCTCGGCTTTGTAGGCATCCGGCCTGCTGAAGGCCTGCCGCGACCGCCAGGAGATGCGCAGAGGCTTGACGCGGATATTCCAGGGAGCTGTCATCGTGCTCTTTCTGTTAGTTGTATTCCACAACTTTGACGATGGTGGTCGCGCCCATGGATTCGACCGTGCAGTACTGCGTGGCTGAGTTTCCGCCTCCGCCGACGCTCGATGCTGGCATACCGACAAACGATCCGCTGTGTCCTGCCGCGGGAACATTGCCGAGTATCAGCGGCTGCTGTGACGGCTGAAGGTTGATCGTGTTGCCGTTCGGGAACTTGACGACGAGCCCGGCCTGCGCTCCCGATCCGTCCTCGGCAATGGTGACGCCGCGCGCCCAGGTCTTCGCAATGATCGGGACTGGAGTCACGCTGGTGACGCCTGTGTAGAGAGCCTGTGGCAGGACCGCCATTACTCGCCTCCGCCCATGCCAAACATCGAGGATCGGCTGGGAGGTCCTGCAGGAGCCATGCTGCCACCGCCCTCATCACCGTCGTTGTCGGAGAATGGCGAGGATTTTTGAGGCGCTTGCTGCTCGCCATCGCCCTGCGCCATCTGCGGTTGCATCGCCTTTGCGCCCATCTGCTGCATCGCAGGACCGTGGTTTCCTGCTGCGGCCTCCGTGACCATGCGGTGAACGTGCTCCGGGTGCATCTTGGCGACGGCCGCTTTGTGGTCTTCAGGCTTCCCGTCGGAGCCGCCTTTGCCCCAGTGAGCCAGCTTGGCGCGGGCCTCGGACTTGATGCGCTCCGCTTCACTTGCCGAGATGTTGCCGGCGTGCTCGGAGCGGGTCGCGCCGCTAATCGCAAGTCTGGCGTGGTTTTCGTCGTTCATGGGGAAGCCCTTCTTTTCAGGCTGCGCGAACTCCTTCGCTGGCATCCTGCTACGGTCTGCGCTGGATAGAACCGCCATCTATTTTCCCCCTTTGATGTTTGCCGGCTTGAGGTAATCGCGCTCGTCGGATTCGTCCTGCTTGTGCAGGGCCACGGCGACGGCCTGCTCCTGTGCGCGTTTTTCCCCAAACTTGGCGGCCGTTTTCTCGAAAGTTGGGCCTTTGCGAAATTCGCGGATATTTTCCCCGACATGGCCGCGGCCTGGGATCAGTGGCATGGGGTTTACCTCGCGATTGAGAGTACTACAAAAGGAAAAGCCGACCCGAAGGCCGGCTCATCCTGGTCCCAACTCTGCGGCCGGGTTCTTAGTTCTTCTTAAAGGCTGCCGCCAGTGTTGATGCGGTGCCTGAGTCAAAACCCACCTTGATCGTCGTCAGGACGGGAGGCGGAGGAGGCGTAACAGGAATCGCCACGGTCACAGACTCGGTGTCGGAAAGGTTCAGGCCCTCCGCCGAGGTCAGCTTCGCGGTAATGTTCGAGACTCCGTTGGCGACCGCTGAGGTGATTCCCGTGACGGGATCAAAGCTCACGACGACACCCGCGTCGTCTGCTGAAAAGGTTGCTGTCGGCATGGTGAAACCGGCCGGCATGGGATTGCCGTTCTGGTCAAAGCCGAGGACGCCCGCGGTGGCCTTCTGGCCAACGGAGGTAAGAGTGATGGGACCTGCTACAAGCATGGAATCTCCTTCGAGTACGAACTGGATTTGGATTTTGGTGAGGGCTGGTGGGGCTTCTTCCTTGGCAAGGACCTGCAAGAGCTTCATGATCTGGATATTTTGAGCGATCTGTATGTCGTTCTGTTCGATGAGGCGCGCCAGTTGGCGGTTCTCGATCTGCTCGGGACTCGGGGGTCTGCGGTCCATCTTTTACCTCATCAGCGGGTGACCGCCGGCCATTCCAAGAAGAACGTAACACACCCAGATTGCAACGATGACAATCACCAAAACTCGAATGAGTCTGGCGATCATGGCGTCTATGGGGAACTGGGTGAGAGCCCAAAGAATGATGCCGACCACAACGAGGGCGACAACGATTTCAATAAGTGGCAACGGGAACATGACGGGAGCCTCCACTCAAGTAGATGCCGACCAGAGTCCTGCGTCCGGTCAAATTTGTCCATCAAAGGAAAAGGGGCAACCTCTTTGGTCACCCCTGGTCCTGCTCTGGCGGTATCCGCGACCTCCATTTCAAGTCAGGATTGAAAGAGTTCAACCTCTTTCGCGCGACGTTCCTTGAGTCCTGCGTTCTCGACCCCGTCAACGTGGTTCCACCTTGGCAGTTGGACTGGAACCTGGTCGAAGCCATGAGACAAGATCTGTCGGATCGCTGCGGTGCCAAGATTATAAGCCGCGTTAATCAGAGCATCGTACTGATTTTGTGTACATGTGGGTGGGATCAGAGAATTGACGACCGGCTCGTACCGACTGGCAAGGTCCTTGCGGAGAAGCAAATCCGCCTCGTCCTGCGAGATTCCGTTCGGAAATGACTCGCCAGGCAGGATGTCGTGACCATAGCCTATGGCCTCATGGCCGTTGTCCATGTAGACGTGGGTCGAGAGCCCCTCGTCAATCTTGATGCTCTTGATCCCGTTTTCTGAGGTCTGCATTAGCCGAGATTACCAAATGCCATTCGCGAGCCCTTTTGGGCTGTCGCCAAGGCCTCTAGGATCTCCACTTTCTGCTGAGGGGTTCCGTCGAACATCAGGACGCGCTCTACGAGATTTAAAGTCTCGGACATCAACTCCGCCATGTCGCGGAGAACACCTTTGGTTGATTCGTCCACTTACTTGCCTCCTCGTTTGTGACAATCGTGGGTGCAATCTTGGGTAAAACAATTCGTACATTTCCCTTTGGCGCACTGGTTCGATACCTTCGGACCACGCGCTTTCTTCGGGAGTTTAGCGTCCTGTCGAGTCATTATCGCTCCAAAAAAGTGGGGCACCCCCAGTTTGCGAAGGATGCCCCGAAGTTGCCTTTGTTCTCTCTGTTAAGA